CGGTAGAGAAACCAACATACGCACATTTGAAATCTACGTTTATAGTCGCAGTAGTCTCACAGCCGACACTATAGAATTCACTGCTGACAATACGTTTATTACTGCTGACGAAACCAACCTCTACACACCGTTTATTGTTAATTCTGAGCCCAGTAACCTGGGCACTGTGCGCAGTGACAACTTCTGGGCATATCAATTCATTGGTCTGGACTTTGACAACGACGTAATGGAATATCAAGAATACCCAATTGACGGATCTACTAGCACGTTGCCACCAGGTACCACTCTTGACCTACAAACAGGATGGTTGTATGGTTATCTACCGTACCTGGGTGCCACAGAAAATACATATGACTTTGCTATCACTGTGAGAAAAGCCTATGATGCACAATATCGTAGCGATCCATATTACTTTTCACTGACTGTGGTTGGACAAGTCAACACTGACGTCACTTGGTTAACACCTAGTAACCTTGGTACAATCATAAATGGTAGCACAAGTACTTTATACGTGGCAGCGGTCAATACCTTGGGTGGTCGCGTTCTGCAATATAGATTGGATCCGTTGGCAGTTAATGAAATCCCGCCGGGACTTGAGTTATTGTCATCGGGAGAAATTGCCGGGCGTGTGACTTTCAACACTTTTGCTCTGGACCTTGGAACCACTACATTTGATCATGGTACCACCACATTTGATGCCACCTACACATTCACAGTAAATGCCTACAGCCAAGATGGCCTGGTCAGTGTGTTTAAAACGTTCTCAATAACTGTGTTGCATGTTTACGGTGAGCCATACGAAGATCTCTACATCAAGTGTATGCCCCCACAAAGTGATAGAGATTTGATCAATCAGTTGATACAGAATCAGGATATCATTCCTGTAGACCTGGTGTATCGTGTGAATGATCCCAACTTTGGTGTGGCCAAAAATGTTGTGTATCATCATGCATATGGACTCACGGCTGCCACCTATGAGGCTTATGTCAGCAGTTTGGTAATCAATCACTACTGGAAAAATCTTGTGTTGGGATCAATCAAAACAGCCCAAGCACTAGATGATGCAGGCAATGTACTTTACGAAGTGGTGTATAGTCAAGTGATAGACGACTTGGTAAATGATGCAGGCGAAAGTGTGAGCAAGAGTGTTGACTTACCTTACCCTATCAATCAATTTGATTCAACCGAGATCAGCACAGTGTATCCCAACAGCCTGATCAACATGCGAGATCAAGTGATTGATGTTGTGGGACAAATTTCAAACATCTTGCCACGCTGGATGTTGAGCAAACAAGTTGACGGCAAAGTGCTAGGATTTACCCCAGCCTGGGTGATCGCTTACTGCAAACCCGGTAAGTCTGGACAGGTGGCCTACAACATAGCCCAACAGTTTGGAGAAAAACTGAACTTAATTGATTTTGAAGTTGATCGTTACGAATTGGATCGACTGTTAACTCACAACTGGAATCCAACAGTGCAAAGATGGGTGGGTACCGTACCAGATACCTACTCCAATACTGATTCATATGATCAGTATTTGTTATTTCCACGTAGAAATATTCTTAGTCCAATAATTGTAACACCGAATCCTAATATTCCTGTAAACTGGCTGAACAATTCGGCTGAGATTGTAGAATGGAACAATGATTTAGATCAGCCAGTGGGTTGGAAAAATTACTAATAAATAGATTAATAACTTAAAAGAGATATCATAATGTCCGCCGTACCATATACTTTTGCAAACGATACTGGCAATATTGCCCTAAGTCAACTTGACGTCAATTTTGCCAACGTCAAAGCCCAAGCCGATACTGCTGTTGTGGTAACGGCCTCTGCACAGCCTAATATTAGCAGTGTAGGCACGTTGAGCAGTTGATGTGTGACTGGCAATATTACTACTGCTAGTTATTTCAAAGGTAATGGATCAGCACTAACTGGAATTGTGGTGTCTGGTGCCAATGCCGCGCAATTGGTTGGTAGCACATTGAGTTCAAACGTAGTTAATAGCAGTTTGACCTCTGTGGGTATTTTAACTGGATTGAATGTTGATGGAACAATTTCATCAACTGGGACAATCACTGGTGCCTACATTGTGGGCAGTGGGGTAGGATTAACTGCAATTCCGGCTGCTAACATCTCTGGAACTGTGGCCAATGCCACTTATGCTACTTCAGCAGGTAGTGCTACATTTGCAACAACCGCCACCAGTGCAACAACTGCCACTCAAGCCACCTATGCCACCACAGCCAATTCTGTTGCTGGCGCTAATGTTTCAGGCACAGTGGCCAATGCAACTTATGCTATAACTTCAGGGTTTACCACTTCCGCTGATAGTTCTGTTACTGCGGCCTTTGTTACATCAAATGCTCAGAGTAATATCACCAGTGTTGGTACATTAACTTCATTGAGTGTTACCGGCAACATCACTGGTGCATATGTTAGAGGCAACGGTTCTGCACTGACAAACTTAGTTGGTGCCAATGTCACAGGTACTGTGGCCAGCGCAACAACTGCCACAGTGGCTGGAACTGTGACTACAAATGCTCAGGCCAACATCACCAGTGTTGGCACACTGACTTCATTGACTGTCACTGGCAATGCCACAAGCGGCAATTTGCTAACTGGTGGGTTAGTAAGTGCCACTGGCAACGTAACTGGCGGAAATATACGCACTGCTGGCGTGGTTAGTGCAACTGGTAATATTATTGGCGGCAATTTAGTTGTTGGCAGCAATGTTGCCATGCTGAGTAATGTGGCTCGCTACACCTGGGTATCCAATGCGGCACCGTCTGCTGGTCAAGGCAACATCGGCGATATCTGGTATCAGACTGTCTAATGGAAACTAAAGAATATATTGTTGCGTTAAACAAAGGAGTTGACTATGATCAATTCTGGGCCGACATCGAAAATCCCACCACTGGACTAGCACATATTCCAGATCGCTCAGTGGGAATTGCAGATAATCTAGATGCACTAGATAGAGTGACTCATTATTTCTTGACTGCAGAAGAAGCAGAAAAGTTGCGCAATGATCCTAGAGTTCTAGGTGTTGAAATACCAGCAGAGCATAGGGATGATATTGTAATCTCTTTGAATACAGTACAAATTGGAAATTTTACAAAAACAAACAGCAGTACAGGAAATATTTTAAACTGGGGATTAATCAGAAATAGTAATCCTACTAACGTGTACGGGTCAAGTACTACAACAACAGAAAATTATAACTATGTGCTAAATGGAAACAATGTAGACATAGTTATCATTGATAGTGGCATACAAATAAACCATCCTGAGTTTGGTAATAGAGTAAATGCTTACCAGTGGACTAACGCAGTTAACACCACAACATTTTACACAGACTATAATGGTCACGGAACCCACGTTGCTGGCATTGCCGCAGGTAATACTTATGGTTGGGCTAAAAATTCTAACATATACGCAATAAAGTTTGTTGACCCAGGTGCGACCGATCCTGATAAAGGATTCTCTAATCAAACGTTTGGCTATGTAGCAAATCTTTTAGTAAGTTGGCAGAATTCAAAACCTGTAAATCCTGTTACTGGTGTAAAAAATCCCACAGTGGTTAATATGAGTTTTGGGTATGGTATTAGTACTAGTACATATTATGTTGCAAATGTGACTTACAGGGGTAATACATATTCGAGCCCGGCTGTGCCTAATAGTACATACGGACTGTATTTTTATCAAGGTATATATCCATATAGAGATCCAACATATGATGTTTATGTAGATCAAATGACAGCCGCCGGTATGACGGTTTGCAAGGCCGCCGGTAACGACGGATTAAAAATTGATGTACCAGGAGGCGTTGATTACAATAATACTATCCAATTAAAATATATTGCAAATAATGTGTCTGTTGGATCATATTACTATATGCAAGGTTCATCACCAATGAGTAATACTGCTATCATAGTCGGAGCATTGGATTCTACTACATATAGTTCTACCCTTGACAAGAAAGCATATTATTCTGATGCTGGTCCAATGGTAGATATTTTTGCCGCAGGTTCAAATATACAAAGTGCATGGTCTAGTAATAGTGCCACCGCTGGGTCAACGTATTATGCAAATGCTTCATTTAAACAATACAACCAACCAGGTACCTCAATGGCCAGCCCTCAGATTGCAGGCTCTGCGGCATTGTACTTGCAAGCACATCCTACTGCCACTCCTGCACAAGTAAAAACAGCATTATTAAATAACGAAACTACTACAATGATAGGAAATATTGCTACCAATCCTTCAGGAAATGATTATGGTAACACAGTATCCCAGTGGGGCGGAAATGCTGGAGTAGCGTATCAAGCGATACAAGGGCTGACCCAAATTAAAAGCAGTTCCGGAAATTGGCAGTCGTTACAAAATATACAGATAAAAACTGCCGCAAACACTTGGACCACAGTCGACCGAGTGTGGACTAAAACTGCAAGCGGTTGGCTACAAACGTACTAAATACACATATTATTCTAGGATACCAAAATGACCAGCCAAATAAACCCAAACGATATCGACGGCGCTTACCCAGTTGCTGGGCAAGACAACAACAGCCAAGGATTTCGTGACAATTTTACCAACACCAGCACAAACTTTCAGTATGCGGCTGATGAAATTACTGACTTGCAAAACAAAGCAGTACTAAAAGCCGC